CCTACGCCAACAGCGGGCGACTCGCGGAACAGCCGGAACGCGACCGCTGGACGCAACCCCAGATCTTCGCATCACCACTCCGGCACGACACTCTCCGACGCCATCCGCATACTGCCGACACCGACCGCGAACCGCTGGGACGGACTCCAGAGCCACGGAGTGAACGTAGTCACTGGCTCACTGAACCCGGAGTGGGTCGAGTGGTTCATGGGATACCCCGCCGGGTGGACCGACTGCGAGGACTAGGCAACGCCGTCGTCCCCCAGGTCGCTGAGCACATCGGGCGTCTCATCCTGGAGGTGGCTGCATGAGCCGGAGGATCCTGCTGGCCGGCGCGGCCCTCGTGATAGCCGCCGGGGTCACCGGCGCCGTCCTGGTCACCGCCCCCACGTCCGCCGCCACCGGGCCCGCGTGCCCCGCCGGGTACGCGTGCGTCCCCGCGCACCTGCTCGTCCGCGACCCCGGCGGCGGCTCCGGCTACGCGAGCCAGCTCCTCGTCGAGGACCGCTCCGGCGCGCCGATGCTGTGGGACTCGGTGTTCGGCCTGTACAGCGGCGGTGAGCCGGTGTGCGTGACCGGGCTCCGGCTGCAGCCCCTCGCCTGCCTGGGCGGCCCGCAGGGGTCGTACGGGGGGCGGGCGGCACTGGTCCTGTACGACGCGCAGGGGCGGCCGGTGACGCTGACCGCGGCGGATGTGGCGTGGCTGCACCGCGCCGAGAAGCGGAGGCCGCTGTGGTGAGCCCGGCCTATCCCGTCTGCCAGGCCAAGCAGCCGCTGGCGATCTTCCCGCGCATGTGGCAGATCCGCGGTGAGCCCGCGACCGCTGTATACGACTACCGGTGCGCCTGCGGCCGTCACTCACGCCGCGGCCATACCTGCGAGTCGCACATCCCCGCTGACGGCGAGGTCGGCTGCTCGCAGTGCTGGGACCTCGGCCACGAGTGCGCCATGTCCGTGACGGCGGCCGTCTCATGACCGCCCTGGCCGCCGGGCCGGTGCGCGCGGCATGTCCCTGGTGCCTTCAGCCTGTCCCCCTCCGGGAAGACGGGCGCCTGGGCTCGCACGGCCGGCGCGTGTCAGGCCGCCGGTATGAGCGCTGTCCCGGCTCAGCGAAGATGCCGTGGCTGCACCGCGCGGAGCAGCGGAGGCCGTCATGGTGACCGCATGCGCGGCTGAGTTGTGCCCGTACTGGCCAGGCGAAGGCTGCCTGCGGGGAGTGCTGCCGTGCGATGAGACGGACCCGCTTGCTGACGGCCAGTGCCAGGAGTGCGGCGCGGTCTTCCCCCGCGACCACAAGACCGGCTGCGGCTGGCTCGACCTGGAGTGGGAGCCAGCGGAGAAGCGGAGGCCGTCATGGTGATCTGCCTCTGGCACCAGACCCTGGCATGCGTCTGCCACGGTCCCCACTGTCCTGAGTGCGGCGCGCCGGACCTGCGCCCGCACCTGGAGTTTCACCGCCGGGAGCGTACGCCGTGACCGCCCTGGCCGCCGAGCCGGTGACGGGGCGGACGGTGCTGAGATATCGCGGCGAGCCGATCATCCATGATGTTCGTTTTTACGGCAGCCACCAGTCCGGGTACCGGCCGTTCCCCCTCGTCGCCAAGTGCGAGCCGTGCGGCTGGATCACCACCATCGACGGCGGTCACAGCGCCGTCGACCTGGCCCTCCTCGCCGCCCAGCACGCAGGCGCCGAGGAGCCGTCATGAGCGACATAGAGGAGTTCGACTACGGGCCGCCGCGGACTTATGAGGTCACGTGGCGGGACCGGCCGCCCGAGATGGTGCAGGGACACCAGGTGATGTTCGACAGCACCGGGTTCTCCGTCTTCGGGCCGCCCCCGGCGGGGGCGCCGAAGTTCCGCATTCACGGCATGTTTCCCGGCCGTCACTGGCGGATGGTCCTCATGGGCCAGGAAGCGGACGTGATCATGATCCGCGACGTCACCGAGTACGTGGCCGATCTGGAGAGCATGGCGGCCGAGGACCCGTAGACAGTTGTGCCCCCGCCGGAGTCCGTCGGCGGGGGCGGGGGAAGCAGTGCCAAGCCTAACAGGAGGAAGCACATGACCACCGGAACAATCGCCGTCCTCGCCTTTGCCGCGGCTCTCGCCCTGCTCGTCTTCACCGCCGGGCACAAGCTGGGCCGCCGGTCCTGCCGCAGCGAGTACCCCGACGGCTGGGACCAGGGACAGGCCGCCGAGCGCGCCCGGTGGGAGGAAGCCACCGGCGCCACCTATGAGCGCCTGTTCGCCGAGATCACCAGCGAGGTCCCCGACGTGCCCGGCCCGGACGGGTGGCCGTTCCGCTCCGGTGAGTTCGCAGAGCCCCCGGCGACGGATGTGCTACTCGCCGAGGCCGTGCGCCAGGGCTTCACCGGCCCGCATGAGGATCCGCACTACCCCTCCTGCGATGCGCCCGTCGTCGCGAACATCACCGACGCGCGGCCATCCGGCTTCGTGAAGCTCGAGGGTGTTGAGCTCCGCCCCGAACTGGCGGACGCGATCCGCCGGGCACTGGCCGAGGGCGACACGGCGGCCATGACCGGCGTCATTGTCGAGCATCTCAAGCACGCGGGCGGGCGCGTCCCCGACGCCCGGGCCGACTGGGATGTGCTCGCCGGGGCCGGCCTCCCGGACTACGCGGCCGCCGCGCTTGGCGGCCACCGCACCGTGGATGAGTGCGTCGACTCGATCGTCATGCGGGCGGTGACGACGTGACCAGGCAGGACGTCATCGACGGCATGGGCCACGGCGAGATCCTCGGCCGCGACCCCCGCCGCGAGTGGAAGATCACCCAGATCATGCTCCTCGTCGACGAGTACGCCCGGACCGCCGCCCGCGAGGCCGTCGATGCCTGCATGGACGTGCTGATCCGCGGCGTCCGCGAGGAGCAGCCATGACCGCGGTGCTGGTGGTGCGGGGCACCGCGCCGCAGGCCGAGTGGCTGGAGGCACGCCGCAAGGGAATCACCGCCAGCGAGATCAGCGTCGTGATGGGACTGTCACCGTGGGATTCCCCCTACGCCCTGTACCACCGCAAGACCGGTGACCTGCCCGCCCAGGACGACACCCTGGCCATGGCCCTCGGCCGCCACCTCGAGTCCTTCGTCGCTGAGCAGTTCGGGCAGCGCCATCCGTTCGGGCAGGCCGGTGACGGGCGTCAGCTGTTCGCGCATCCTGGCCGGCCGTGGCAGCTGGCCACCCCGGACCGGCTTCTCACTGACCCTGGCAGGCTGCCACGGCCGCCTTACCCTGACACCGCCATCGCCGTGCTGGAGTGCAAGACCAGCAGCGGCTACGACGGGTGGGGCGAGGACGGCTCGGATGTGATCCCGGTGCACTACCGGTGCCAGGTGCTGTGGCAGATGGACGTCCTCGGCGTCCCGGCGGGGTTCGTGGCGTGCCTGTTCCTGCACTCCCGCCAGCTCCGCGTCTACGAGCTCACCATGGACGACCAGGCCCGCGCCGACCTGGACCTGATGGAGCGGGAGGCCCGGCGGTTCCTCATGCGCATCGATGAGAAGAACCCGCCAGAGATCGACTGGCGCCCGGCGACCAGCGACGCGCTGAAAAGGCTGCACCCGTCCGCCGGGGACCGGGACGTCATCATCGGCGGCCAGCTCGCGCAGCGCTACCGGGCGGCGTGCGCCCGCGTGAAGGCCGCCGAGCAGAAAAAGCGCCTGTACGAGAACCGGGTCCGCGGCCTGCTCGGCACCGGCCGCCGCGCCGTTCTCAGCGACGGCGAGCCCGTCGCCCGCCGCGACGTGTACGACCTGCCCGAGAAGATCATCACCCGCAAAGCCTGCACGGTGGACCGCATGGTTGCCGTCACTCCCCGGGAGAAGAGCACCCCATGACCACCGTCACCCAGGCCGTCGAGAAGCGCGACGCCGGGATCGTCAACGTGATGTGGGCCCGCAAGACCCACTTCGCCGCCGTCCTGCCCGACCACGTGGACGTCAAGTCGTTCCTCGGCACCGCCGGCGCCGCCCTGTACGCCAGCCGGGCGCTCATGGAAGCCGCGGAGGCATCCCCCGACTCGCTCATCACGGCCATGATGCGGTGCGCCGCGCTGGGCCACCAGCCCGGCACCGACGAGTTCTACCTCACCCCCCGCAAGGTGAAGGGCCGCCCGGCTGTCCTGGGCATCGAGGGCTACCGGGGCGTTATCGAGCGCATGTACCGGTCGGGCGCGGTGAAGAACGTCATCGTCCGCGAGGTCTGCGCGAACGACAAGTTCCGCTACGTCGAGGGCCGCGACGAGAAGCCGCGGCACGCCTTCGGCGGCCCCGACGCCTATGACTCGACCGGCGCGGACTTCTTCGGCGCGCACGGGTCCCGTGACCGCGGGGAGATGGTCGGCGTCTACGCCTACGCCGTGCTGATGACCGGCGCGGTGTCCCGCGTGGCGATCCTGAACCGCGACGACGTGCACGCCGCCCGTGACGCGGGCGGCTGGAAGGCCGACGACGAGTACAGCCCGTGGAACCGCCTCGACGCCGGCCGCGGCCACCCGGAGTTCCAGGGCCGGTCGATGTGGTGGAAGACCGCGGCGAAGCGGCTCGAGCCGTGGGTGCCGACCTCAGCGGAGTACCGGCGTGAGCAGCTGCGCGCCGCCGTGCAGGCCGCCGGGCCCGCGGCGCAGCCCCCCGAGGCGAACGGCCGCGCGGAGCCGGTGTTCGAGGCTGAGGTCGCCGGGGACCCTGGCCCGGCGGCACAGGACGAAGCCCCGGGCAGCGGTCCTGCCGCCGGGCCAGGCACCACTCCGAAGCCGTCGAAGGCGGCCAGCGAGAAGCTGAGCCGCCTCCTGGCCCAGGTCCCCCTCGGCGACGCTGAGGACGTGGCCGCGCTCATCGCGTCCGTCACCGGCCACCCCGCGCAGGAGCCCCTCACCGCGGCGGACGTGCGCACCCTCACCACCGTCCTCGAGGATGCCCTGCGCGAGGCAGGCGGCGACGGCGAGAAGGCCGCCGGGGACATCTGGGCGAACCGCCAGCGCGCGGAGAAGGCCCGCGATGGCTGACCTCGTGCGGAATCTGAAGACCGAGGTCGTGCACCGCCCCGGCTGCCCGTCCAGCGGCAGCGTTCTGGGCGCTCGCGGTGGTGGTCATGACCGCGGGGTCGCACCCGTGAGCGGCATCGGCTGGCTGCTCGATCACCCGATCGTGAGCATCAGTGCCGTCATCGTTGCCATCGCCGGGCTCATCATCGGGCTCATCATGTCCGGCACGCTCGACACCACCTGCCGGAAAGGACAGACCAGCCAGTTCGCCTACTTCCAGCCGATGATCACCACCATCAACGGGGTGACGACCGTGACCGAGATACCCGTCTACACCTGCCAGGCCGGGTCATGACCCGGCACCTGACCGCTGAGCAGGTCGCCGACCGGAACACCAGCCGGGCCGCGCACCCGCGCACGCCCCCGGGGGGGCGGAACTTCCTCGACGAGGACATCGTGCTGTGGCCCCGGCCCCGGGAGGTGCGCCTGCCCGAGCCGGTGACGTGGGCGCAGGGCCTGAACGGGCGGTGGCCGGAGGCGCGGGAGGAGCCGCTGATCACGGCGGCGAGGCAGCGGCAGCGCCGCCTGGAGCTGGCGCTGCTGGCCGGGACGGGCACGCCGTGAGCGCGTTTCACGGGCCGCAGCACCGGGGCGCACTACGAGAGCGGCGGCAGGTGAAGCGGGAAGAAGCCATTGAGCGCAACGCCCGGACACTACCTGCGCGGCGCAGCCGGAAACGGCTGACCCTCATCGAGGCGTCGCATCGGATTAACCGGCGGCTGGCGGACGCTGCGGCGGCGGGCGTGCCGGTGCGGGAGGCGGCGGCGGCGTGGGCGCGGGGGGAGGGGCAGCCGTGACCGGCGTCCCGGAGCACGACCCGGTACCCTCGCCGCCCTGCCTGCCGCATGAGAGACCTCAGGGATTCGCGTGCTCCCGCTGCGGGAGCAGGCTCCTGAGCCACCGGGAAGGCGTGTGGCTCATCTGGACCGATGAGACCGGCTCGCGTACCTGCACGGCGCAGGAGGCAGCCGTGCCGCCCTGAAGACCTGCGGGGCGGCCTGAGCGTGCTCGCCGCCTCCAGGGCAGCCCCGCGTGCCTCCCCCGTGCGTGCCGGGCTGCGACGCCGCCGGGCCCGGCACGAGAGCCCCGGGCCCGGCGGCACATTCCCCTATCCACAGCCGACGAGAGAGAGCCAGGTATGAGCGGTGGCGTGCTGGCGCAGCTGAGCAGGGCCGAGCGCATGCTCGCGGAGATAGCGACTGCTGAGGAAGCGCAGCAGGTCACGAACTACGCGGCGGCGGCGGCCGATCTGGCGAAGCGCGCGAAACTCGGCACGCCGGTCGTGAACCAGGCAGTGACAATCCGGCTGCTCGCGGAGCGGCGACTTGCTGAAATCGTGGACGCGGGCATGCTCGCCGGGATCATCACAGCGCATGGCGGCAACCGGAGCAAGATCCGCACTGCGGATCTTGCTGACCTGGATATCGATGTGCGTCGTCTCGCGGAAGCCCGCCACATCCGCGACCACTATGACCCTGATGAGATTCGCGCTATCCGCGATGACTACACCGCGGAGGACAAGCTGCTCACGCGCCGGGAAATGCTGAAGTCAGACGCGCAGCGAATGCAGTCGAGCGAGCGCAACGAGTGGTGGACACCTGAGCCCTACATCGAGGCCGCGCGCTCAGTGCTCGGTGGCATCGACCTGGACCCGGCGTCATGCGCGCAGGCGAATGAGACCGTGCGGGCCGCCCGGTACTTCAGCGTCGCCGATGACGGGCTGAAGCAGGAGTGGAAGGGCCGCGTCTGGCTCAATCCCCCTTATGGCGGCAGGGCCGGGGCGTTTGTGACGAAGCTCGCCGGCTCGGCCGCCGCCGGGGATGTGACGGCGGCTGTGTGCCTGGTGTCGAGCCACTCGACGGACACGGCATGGTTCCGGCCGCTCTGGGACGCGCTGCTGTGCTTCACCTACGGCCGGATCCATTTCAACGGGCCCGGCGATGCTGCGACGCACGGCAGCGTACTCGCCTACTTCGGCCCTGACCGGCAGGCGTTCGCTGACGCATTCGGCGAGTTCGGGGCGGTGATGGCCAGGTGGGAGTTACCGCCCGGGATCGGATAGCGCGCGGCAGGCAGCCTGACTTCGACATCGACTATGCCGACGGCTACCACGCTGAACTGTTCGTCGCCGACGTTCTCGACTCGCTGCGTGATGGCTCGAACATCGAGGTCAAGCGCGACCGCATGGCTGTCAGCACCGGGAATGTCTTCCTGGAATACAGGTGCCGTATCAGCGGCCAGTGGGTTCCGTCCGGCATAGCCAGCACGACCGCGCGCCTGTTCTCCATCGCCATCGCGCCGACTGTGGTGGTCACGTCATCCGTGGAGGCCGTGCGCGTCATAGCCCGTAAGTACTTCGCAGATGAACGGCACAGACGCGAGTGCGTGCTCGGCGGGAACCCGACCAAGGGCATCGTCGTGCCCGTCGCTGCCTATGTGCTGGAGCTGATGAGAGGGCCCCCGGCCTTATCGCCAGGAGCCCTCGCCCACCCACAACCTCAGAATCCGAGGTGAGTCTAGCAGACAGACCCAGATTCATAGCCCGCACCTATCGTGGAGCGCCCATGTATAGGAAATCGTTATGCGAACCCCAAGCGCATAAGGGACGCTGCGCCACAAAACCGTGCAAACCATACAGGAAGGGGGTAGCATGGACCGCTACCCGCACCCGCAGGACCCTGCCTTTCGGTACCCGCCTCACGGCGGGGGCCACGGCGCTCCGCGCCGGTGGCAACCCCGGGAAGCAGGGGCGGGGCAGGAACGCCGTTCCTTCCTTAGCATCGCGCGCGAGGGCGCGCGATGAGCGGCCGCGCGATCCTTGCCGTGGACGTAGACGGCGTGCTCAACGCCGTCAGCGGCGGCAAGCCCCCCGACGGCTGGCATGACACGAAGGCTCACGGGTTCCGCATCCGATACAACCCCGGCCACGGCCGCCGCCTGCTGGCCATCGCCAAGGAGACTGGCGCAGAGCTGACCTGGTGCACCACCTGGGAGGAGCTGGCCAATGAGCACATCGCGCCGCTCGTCGGGCTGCCGGAG